CAAAGTTTAAGTCTTACAAAGAGGCGCAGAAGTATGCCTACCTTGAGTACTCCGAGTATGGTGTTGTTGATTTAATTGAGGAGCCTGAACGTGCCAGCCAAGCCAACCGAACTTAAGAAGTTGATAGCCCTGCTAGATGAAGAGGCGCCCACTGTAGAGTGGCTGGCTAAAGCAGTATGGGAATTAGTAGAGGACTGTCTTAATACACGAGAACAGTTTGTTGCAGTTGCCTATCACCCAAGCCTTGAATTGTGGCAAGCCATTGGCCCATACAATACACGGGCACAACTGATGAAAGACTATGAGAAAAGATTATGCGCTGTAGATAAAGACAGCAAGGCTGCCGTTGCGCTACTCAGACATCCTAAATCTGTGATACAATAATCTTGCTAGCGTAAACATCAAGGGGCTTAATAGTTGGAATTGATGTTTATGTGTTCCAGCCACGTTGTACCGGTGGTGCAAGAAACGGTACACAACTTTGCTCGCGGTGTCCTAACCACTGCTAGAGCACAACAAAGGCCACGGTTCCTATCCCGTGGCCTTCTTGTTTTAGGTACTTCCCCTTTACCTAAACTTAGGTGAGTGGGGTGGGAGTCGAACCCACGCCTTGCTAGAGAAAACTGGCGGGTACAAGCCCCGTCAACCCAGTTCCAAGCCCTCTACCGAGTATAGACCTTCTTAAGTGTCTTGCTCGTACCAGAGTGTAGCCCCGCCGACCATCTGCTTCACCGCGCGTTCATCCACAGACAGATATGCTACCTCGCCACTCAAACTTATTGTATCACCCACCAGTTGAATAGAATCCACCAGTGTTAAACTTAACAGGTGCAGCATAGAACTTCTTAGTTGTCAACTCACCGCAGCATAGCGGGATGTCTTCCTCCGCATGGATAGAGCGTTCAATTATCTTTTCGCTGTTGCATACGCGGCACATGTATTCATACTGCATCTTCTATCTCCTTACGTTGCCACGGATTAGGCCCACCGAGTTCACTAGATAGGCGCTTGATGGCGCCATCCACCTTGCGGTGTGCTGTTGATTCAGATACTTCCATCAGGTCAGCAATCTCTTTGAAAGATAACTGATTAACAAAGCGCTCACGGATAACATCGTTGTCTTCCTTAGACAACTTTACCAAGCAACGGCGAATATCAAACAACTGGATGATGTAGTTACCACCCTCGGCAGGGTTGCCCGTGTTACTAATCTTCTCACCATTAAAGTTTGGACGGGCTGTATCTACCACATCCTTAAGTGCATATGGAAGCAAGTCTTCAATAGTTACACTGTCATAGAACTGCTCATCGCGTAGTTCATAGCCCAACTTCTGTGCTTTAACACGGCGACAGTACTTATCAGCATGACGAGTAAGAGTCTTACCCAGTTTCTTAACACCCATCTTGTATTCTTCTGAATCAAGAGGATGGTCTAACCATTCTTGAATCTTATCGGGACGTTTGAGTATCCACACTGTGAGTTCCTGACTTACATCAGAGACGTCAAAATATGTGTGATAGCGACGGTGGATTTTACGTGCCACCGTATAGGCTATCTCGTGTGCATCATCAAACCATTGGGACACTTACCAACTCCACACTTTATTGTCTACAGTAAATGAACGATTGATAATAGGAACTAACTGAGGATAAACATTCTTACCATCAACATGCAAGATAGCAAAGCCTTGCTGCCATGTGAATAGACCGGCTTTAATATAGCGTGCATGCTTGAGGTTCATAAGGTGCCCGACCTCTAACCCCCATACAGTTTTATTCTTTCCAGCCCACGATTGAGTCCAGTGCGTAAGTCCCATTCGGTGTGTGTGTCCGCAGACAACACTGACGCCTGCCCGTTTTGCAAGTCCAAGAGCAGTCGCTCCAGCAGTTGGTTGTACATTCCCTTCGTCACCGTGGACGAGAATCCAATTAGGTGCGAGTTCGTAGGGTTGGTGATGATAATTAATTCCGAGTTCGTCCAACTTGAGGAACTTCTCGATTTCAAGTTCAGGTAAACCAAGCAGCCCTGGGGCTTTTGACTTAATCTTATTGTACAATCTGTCACTGTGGTTCGACCGTGAAATGTGATTGATTCGTAGCGACTCAAGTAATTTAACAGTCGTGTCTCTATGTTTTGCGATGTCGTATTTCCACTCGCCACCGTAGCCTTCTTCCCACCTAGAAATCTGCGGAAAATCAATTTCATCTCCAACCGATACCACCTCATCTGGTTTGTATGCCTTGATAAACTTAGCCAATGTGTCGGTTGCACCGACGTCATGGTATGGACTTTGCAAATCGCTAATGACTACAATTGTTTTCATTCTTTATCAAGACAATCGCTGCAGATACAATCATCTTCATAGCATTGGCCTGCGAAGCAGGCCAAACAAGACCAGTCATATGACCTGGAGCCAGCAATCCAATCACCGAGGTCAACTAACTTGACACCAATCCACCAGCGTATTGCTTTAATCATTAGGCCATGTCCCTTCAATTACCATCAGCGCAATTGCTGAATAGTTTAACAAGTCAATGAATGAATCTCGTAGTGCTTCATGCTCTGGTTCTTTGCCTGAATCAATCAAGTTGTTAATGCGTGCTGTCTTATCCCACATGCGTACACGGAGGCCATTGAGTGGACCGCCAGGTGATTGAGAGATATTCTTTGGGCCGTAGTCATGGTGCTTGCTGATGAGTAAGTTGCCTGCCTCATCCATAATCTTCCAGACATCAGTTGCAAACTTATCTTTACTCATCGTCTTTGATTACCCCCGCATACTCGTAGTTATTTGTCTCATCATTAAGCGCGTACCTGTGGATAAATATACCATCTTTTGTCTTCTCTTGCAGTTCAATGACAGGCAGTATCCATAGAATTTCTGGCACTGGTGCACCATCCTTCGGCCCATACATGAATGTGTTAGCCACGTTGGACTTTCATCAAGTCATCAACGGTAATAAGAAATCCTTTACTAGGATTAGGCGGAATGTTATTGCTGATGGGTCTGCCATAAGTATCAACAGCCTTGCGGATATCTGTGGTAGTTGCAATGACGACGAGTCCCTCAAGGACGAAGGCCCACCTATCTGCCTTAGTTACCATGATGCCAGATTGAATCCAGTTGTGCGTAGCACGTGAGTAGAATGCTGACTCAATGTAGATGTTACCTGTCTCAACCCAGCGCCTGTCTCGCTTAACCTCAACAGTCAAACCACCAGTGAGGATATCTTTAACTAACTGCTCACCCTCATGGCCATAAGTAAAGTCTAAATCAAAATCAGATAAATCACCCATTAGATTGCACATACACAATCGTTGGCTCACCACTGCCATTGTCATACTGACATGCGATAGCAAGGGCTTTTTTAACAATCTCTTTTGCTGCATCTATTGTCTCTGGATACTGCCAAGCATTCATAGCGCCAAGGGCATATGGACCACCAGTGCCACCTTGATAGTAGCCACGTCTATCTCTAGCCCAACCCATGTCTGCATCTATGTTATAGATAACACCGCATACTGCAACAAGAATACTAAAGTCATTCTCTTTATCAACTACATACTTGGCTTCAGCCAGAGCATCTTGCATAGTGGGAACAAACTCTTGCGCTATAAATCTATCCAACTCTTGTGGCGTTGGCTTTGTTGGTGGCTTAGGATAGGCAGTATTGTGCTGGAAGATTTGAGCAGGACGCCAGTCCCCAGCCAATGCAATGATATACCCATCTTGCTTAAAGATTTTGCCACTTGACTTTGGCGTAGACCAGATGTGGCCATTATCAATAACATAAGAGTCGGCACCAATGACAGCCCAGCCGTCGCCCTGTATCGCTGCTAGTGTTGTCATGCCGCTAGTCTATCCATGAACCAATCATTCCCATATTGTAGCATGACTTCATTCACATCCGTGTTGTCAGGCAGATGGATAATCTCAGCCCTATCCAAGTCTTCCTTTATGCGCTTGGCCAATTCTTGGCCTGGATTTCGTCCATCTTCTTTAACGTCGTTGTCTGCAAAAATAAGAATGCGCGAGTATGATTCAAACAACTTAGGGAACCACGGCTTCCACTGGCTAACACCAGCAACACCGACTGATGGTATGCCAACGACACCTGATAAAACAATGGTATCAATCTCGCCCTCGCAAATGGCAATCGTATCGCTTGGTTTATGTAAATCAACAACATTAAATAACCCAACCTTTTGACCCGTTGGCCAAAGATACTTAGGCGTCCCATCATCCATCCTCCGAAACTTCATACCAACCACACCGGCTGGTGTGCGATAAGGAATACTAATCATACCAGTTGCAAGTTCATGCCCTGCTATTGGGTCAACGACGCTTCCAAGAAGGAACTCTTGGATGGCATCCTCGGTTAAGCCTCGGTCTTTAAGATAATCTTTTGCTTGTTCTGACAGGCTTTCACTATAGCGGTTGGCTGCATCAGTGAGCAGTGTTCTTTGTTTCTCATTAAGCACGATGCCTACCCCCAATTATTTCTAAAATTGTACCAGACGTAAGGCCATACTTAATGGCTAATTCTTCTGAGTTATTCTTTAAGTTTACATCCTTAACAAAGGATGCTTTAATCTCTGCCACTTGTTCATCGGTAACTTTACGATTAATGGGTGGATTAACCTTCCTGCCTTTGGAGATGCAATCATGAACATTATCTTTTTGCGTTCCAATCCAAAGATGGTCAGGTTTTACGCAAGAAGGATTGTCACATGAATGACATACAAGATTATCTTTTGTAAGTACGACATTGTTTGCTGCCATATATGAAACTCTATGTGCATATCTAGTCTTGCCACCAGAATAATATCTTCCATATCCCCCTGGATATTTACCACCAGTCCATTCAATACATTCGCCAACTTGTTTGGTTAGCAAATTAAATCTATCTTCATCGTTTTTTCCATGAGGGAACGTAACGCTTTGAACCTGCTCCGTCAGCCCTTCTAGGTAGGAGCGAGCCTGTGTTGTGAGATTGCTGGAGTACCTTTCGGCTGCGTCCGTTAGCGATATCCTCTGCTTTTCGTTTAGCATCTTTGAATTCCAATCCTTCTTTTGCTTGAACTAAAGTATACACGTCACCTAGTACTTGACAGACTAAACAATTGTATGCCTGATTGTCTAAGTTATATGCTGCACTGGCGTGCCCATCATCATGGATGACACACTTACATGGTGTCCATCCGTGCCTGTCTAATACCACAATACCATAGTGTTCTAGTACCGCTGCTAAGTCTGGCTTATTCTGCATCCGACAACTTTATTTGCTCTAAAGTTTCGGCAAAACTTTTTGTTAAGCCCAGCCAAGCGTGGAGCATTGATTGCGTGAGTTCAGTCCAGTCATCCCAACTGCCACCATCATAATATCCTTCCTCATATGCTCTTCCCCAGTACTGACCGTTTTCCGAACGTCCAATTTCTAAATAGTTATTAAGTCCCGCAATGGAAGTAATGGATTTAATCTGTTTTTCGCGAGTTTTTTCTTTGTTGATAATTGCCTGGCAGTCTTGGCAATCGTCAATGGCGCCATTAGTCTTTACGTAGTTGTAAATTAATTTATCATTTAAATCACGATGACATTCATACATTTCAATCTTGCTACTACACTTGTGCATAGCGCCACTTCTATTGACTACATCATAATCAAAATCAAGTGGCAGAAAAGTAGTGTGCTCTGTTGAATTTGACCCCCACAAACTTTGGGTCTTGGGTAATCCAATAAGTTTTACCTTGAGGGATTGCATACCTTCACTTTCGCGTGCTGCTTCATTCATTCTGCTACCCCTTGTGTCTTAAGCCATTGGTCTAAATTCTGGATAACCCAAGCCTGCTCTAGCCCTGCGCTACGGCGCTTAACAATGACATAGGCTGGTGGTACTTTATCGAGGTTGCGTGCCTTGGCATAGTTGGCTGCCTCAGTTGTAGCCTCACGCCAGAAGCGTGGTAACTCCATCTTGGCGGTTGCTTTGAGTTCAAATATATAAGGCTGGCCAGCAACGATACAGACGATATCTCCTTCGTCATTCTTACCGGCCAGTCTTAGTCTCTCTGCCAGGACCCCACGACCCCGCAGAAACTTGAGGATTCCCAACTCAAATGATGAACCTTTGCGTTTGTTAGCAGCACTCATGCGTTTCTCCAACTCTCGGCAAACTGATGGGCAACTCTATCATTGTAGATAGTCATACGACTAGCATCTGACCAGAGTGTTACAAAGTGTTCACCAGTTGCACTGTGTCTTGCAAAACGATTCTTAACAGCAGCAACCCTGAACTCACCTGAGTGTGGCACCAACGCCACGGTAAGAATCATCTCGGGCAGTTGTGCAATCTTTCCTTGAATAGCCTTACGACTTGGTGGCATATCAGGTTTACCCTCAGCCTCGGATGTGTGGTGCAGTAGCAAGACTGCTGCATCTGTCTCACGTGCTATGTGGTGCATAGCCTTGGCAATCTCACGAAGGCCAGACCATTCATCACCTGTCATAGAGACAACATTCATTGCGTTGTCAACGATAATCATATGGGGATACTCACCATAAGATTCACCGTATGCACGGATGGCTAGGTCAATTTCATCTAGCGTAGGAGATGGAGCAAAGTCAAATTGTAAATGCTTGATGGCGTCAAGTTCTTCAACATAGAAGTCCTTGCCTTCACCAGTCATAAATGCTTCTTCAACTGAAGAAACTTGATGGCCCGTAACCATGGCTGCAGCACGTAACGCTGTGGTGTAAGCGTCTGTGTCTGCGGAGATATACAGCGTTGGCACTTTCATTTGCACTGCCATCCAGAGAGCGATGAGTGACTTACCAGCATTTGGTTGACCGGCAATCATTGTCATCTGTCCTCTGCGAAACCTAATCCCATCGGCTGCTAATGATGGGAATAGGTCTGGCAGTATTTGAAAATCGTGTGTGCTTTTCGCTGCTGCTTGTGTAAGCGACAGCATTCTGAGTTACCTTAGCGAAGGAACTTAGGAGCGCACTGGTCTGCTGTGCCTTGTGGTGAAGGACAGAACCAACCCTTCCATTCCTTCGGTGCGCCTGGCTTGCTAGTGCGATAGACCAAAGCACCATGCTTACATGAACCTTCAGGGATTACTGATGATGTCTGCTGCGCTTGTGGGAATGCAGCAATCACAGTTGCCTGTGCTGCAGACTGTACAGATGCTGCACCTAGGTCAGTACCCGTGCTCTTGATGAGAGCAGCGTTCATTGCTAGGTCAGCAAGACCTGACTCAAGTTCTGATGCAGATGATGCGTATAGATTAACGAGTGTTCCATCAGCCAACTTGTAGTTGATTTGGAACTTTGTTCCTTCTGTTGCCATGTTATTTATCTTCTTTCTCTATGTTTGCTAGTGGGTCAAAAATAAGCGCTAACTGTCCGCCAACAGAATAGCAATATTCCTTTACTCCGCAAGTGGAGCATGACATTCCAATGTTAGGTAGAAATATCTCATGCTCAACTGCAGTATTAAACTTTGTAAAGAGTTCAGTAAGTACTGGGATAGTCCAGCGGTCTAGGCCAGATGATTCAATAAACTCTGCTGTACGTGCCTTGTAATAGTAGCCCTTACTTGGACGTACACCAAACTGCATCTCCATCATGGAAGCATATACTCCCAATTGTAGTGATGAGTCTGGCATGTATGAACCAGTCTTGAAATCTACCACAGCAAGTTCTCCTGCTGGTGTGACAACAATAGCGTCAGCATATGCCTTCACCTGTACGTCACCAAACTTATTCTCAAATCCGATTTCAATTCCTGGAATGTTGCCAGGCGAAACCCAGATTTCAAAATGCGATGCCTGCCAAGCATTGATGAAGTCAAAGAACATGCGCTTGCCGTTCTCATCCCACCATGCTTTATCTTCTTTGTTTGGGTTGGCCTTTGATACACGCCCACCCACACGCCAGTCAACTGGATTGGTACCAGTGCGTTCTTCAATGGTAGCAATCTCATTAAGGAACGCTTCGTCCCAAATGTTATCCCACGTCATTAGTCTCAACCTTTCCGAAAACTTCTTCTTGTGCTTTCTTCAGGCCAGACTTTACATCCTCGTTAGTCTCATTGTCAATGAGCACTTGAATGCGTGTCGCTAGGTTGCGACGCATAATAACTTCTGCTTCAACGAATGACTGCATGAATGCGTCACGGCTGATTACTTTGGCACGCTTTTGTCCCATGGTTATTCCTTATCTAAACTTGTAACGACGGTTGCGACACTACCNCAAGAGGCGCAGTGGGCGTCAGTGAAATACATTCCGATTTCAAAGTCTTCGTCAAACTTACACTTGACGTTCCATATGTCAGAACCACACGGACAGATACGTATTGGACCGAGGCTACGATAGTCTGCTTCTTGACCGCTGGTTGGCTTAAGGTTTGCAATGTCGTCCACTATTCTAAACCTTCGCGCCAATCGGGTTTATATTCTTCACCCTTAAGTTCTGCAAGTTCACGAGCAACCCGCCAATATTCTTTTTGCCATTTAGTAACATGCGCTTCCATCATATCCATGGTTTCTTTAAATCTTTTATTTGAATCCAATATATTTACTATATTGCGCTCACTTGCTTCCATTTCGCGTTTCCAAGAATCCGTTAACGCTTTATCTGAATTAAAAAATAATCCCATTAGAATGGTACCTCTACCACTTTGGCATCGTACTGAGACTTCTTAAATTCATTGAGCAGAAACTTCTCCGCTGCTGAGTGAAAGGCAGAACCTCCAGCAAACCACCAGGCTGGCTCACTTGGTGCTTGCACCACTCGCTCTAATTCATATGCTTTACCGCATCGCATCCACGACGTTAACGCCGAGAAACTACGGTGTCCTACTGTTGGTTGTATGTTCATAAGAGAACAATAGCAGATGCGCGATACCTTGCAAGTGTGTGCGACACGCCGACGGGCGGAACTTTGTTCGCTAATGGTTGAAGTATGTGTACAATATGAGCGAAGCGAATTCGGGGCGCCTTATGGGCGCCGGATATAATCCGTTTGTGGGTTTAAGGATAAGTCTGTTATAAATCATAATTAATTTTGGGCAAAAAAAATAAAGCCGCCCCGAAGGGCGGCAATACTTTGTTATTAAATTATTCTTTTACTGCAGTATCTGCAGCAACCAATGCCTTGCTTGGCAGTGGGAATGTATCACCAGGATTTACATAGCGATACAAGACTGGTGCAAGGGCTGCAAGTGCTGCACCACCTAGCGCCTTGATAGATGTTGTGTGATGAACGATGTACTCAGTAAGTACTCCGCCAGCGATAACGTGAAGCCAGAAGCCTAGAACTGTCCAGACCTTTGGCGGTACATTGACTAGATATTTATTTTGTGCCATCAGTTACTCCATTTAGGTTTGCCGAAACCAACGACAAACACTGGCATGTGACGCTTGTTACTCGCCTGATAAGCACGAGTCTTCAAGGCCACTTCTCCACCATTCGCTTGGCTTCCGGTTGGTTTAGTGTCAGGGCTGGTATTGCCTTCACACGTGGTTATTGTACCATCTCCATTGTCTCGGACGACGATACCCACATGCTCAATGCCTTTGCCATCAAATGAGAAGAAGACGATATCGCCTGGCTGTGGTTTGGCTGTCTCGTGGTTAGCCCATCTGCCCTGCCCCTTGAAAGCCTCGGCCCCAGCGGGCGTATAGACGCAGTTAGGCATACCTTTGAAAGCAATCTCATGGGCGCACCACATGACAAATGAACCACACCAAGCCTGACCGTCGTGCCCAGTGAAGGCACCATAGATAGTCTTGTTGACCGGCTTCTCTGCTACGCCCACCTGGCTTCTAGCCTTGGCTACAAAGTCTGCTGCTTGTGTCATCCTTCGTACTTCGCTTTCATTACTTCAACATCAATCTTGATTACCTGTTGGTTCTCAATGAGTTCATCCACCTTGTTGATAAGGCCAGTCTTGCCATCGTTGTACAGCGCATACTCAATGCGGTTCAACTTGTCCTTGAGTTCTTCGGTATGCTTTTGGATTGTGTGTTTAGCAATCAACCCCATCCCACCAAGCATTGCTGCTATGACGAAGAAGTATGAGTAGACTATTGTTGCTGTATCAACGTTTGCCATTGCGCGGTTTCCCGTTCTGTATTAGTGGTGGTTAAATGGTGCGGAACTGGCAGAGAATCATTCCGCCAAATCCTGTAAAGCGTCGTTCTGGTGGTGTCATACGAATGAAAGTAATGCTTTCTATGACGCCTCGTACTTGTTCATTGTTGGTAAAATCTTGAAGTGTGATTACATCTCCACCAGATTCAATTGTTTCCAATTGATTGATACGCTCAGATGCACGTCCTTCATATCCAGTGGACATGTTGTATCTGTCACCTTCAAAGTCATAACACATAAGGGGAAGAGTGATAATGCGTTGACGCTTGACTGCAGGCAAAGCCTTCAGTTGATAGCCATTGAATGAATCTTCTTGGCCTACAAGTTGTCCAGTTGCTGCAATAAATGTAAAGCGCAGCGCAAGAGATTCCTTTGGGTATACATCTTGAGTATCCATACCCGTAATGTCTTGAGTAAAATCAAACGAGTTATCTACAACAATAATATCTGCAGTAGTATCATCTGAATTAACAACAGTAAGTTTGAGCGTACCAAGCATAGGCAAAGTCTCACGAAGTTTAACTAACTCAAAGTGTTTATCTTCAAGAGTGAAGTAGCGAATCTGTCCTGTTTGCAGGTAGCCAGATGGTATGAGAGTGGCTGCCTGGAAGTAAACACCAACACCCTTAACACCAATAACAAGTTTGTTTGTGGAGCCATGGATGCAAACAGATGATGCTTCTGCAGTTGATGACACCTGCAAGTGCGAAGCGTAAGCCATTTGGTTAGGTGCAATCTCTCGGCTAAGGTCAATCTTTATTAAGCCAGAATTGAGAGTTGTGTTTGTTCCATCTTTGTCAATGTAGTTTGTTACTGTGCAGTAGGCATAACGGTCATTGAACGTAATGGACTTACATGGAAATCCTGCTAGGTTTGTTCCGCTGGCTGGGTCATAGCCATTGGTAACTACAGTCAACGGACCATAGGTAATGTAACCAGATGAGACGAATCCTGATGTATCAATGGTTCCGACTCTGATACCTTTGTTAGTACCAAAGACCATGTACTTGCCGATATATGAACCAAGAGCGTAAATCAATTCACCCTTTGGCATGTCTGCTGCTGTCACTGCTTTTGTTAATAGTGGAACTGCACCACTTGTATCTAGGGAAAGGCGATACACGGTTGATGAGTCACCAGCATAGCCACCGATATAGATAGCGTTAGGTCCTTCACAAATACCAGTCCATACCCATGTGCTATTTGGGTGGGCATAGATAGGAAGATTGTTATTAGAAGAAAGAACAACTGTTCCCGATGCCGATGCTTCCGCAACGTTAGCATTGCTGATAAACACAGTAATACGTGTTGAGTCTGGTACTGAAAGTACAGACCATGTGCCATTGTATGGTGAGCCAACGGAAGCAATAGTTACCTGGCTACCTACTGCAAAGTTATGCGCAGTAGAAGTCTTGATGGTAGCAATGTTGTTGAGAAGGCTTGTAGTTGTTACCGTGTAAGAAGTGATAGGGGTTACTTCAAAAATGTAATTGTTAACTCCAGCAATAAGGCGTTGTTTAACCCAGTTCATAGTTACCGATGTAACTGTACCTACAGATGCTGGGTGCGTAAATACAGATGAACCTGAACCACCGGCAAGCGTTCCTTTGTAAATACCCGTAGCATTTGCTGCGTAGTAATTAACACCATCTTGTGCCAATGCAAGGATGTTGCCTGAACCACCCCATGTAACAGTAGTAGTTGCACCTGCTGCCGTAGTGCGATAAAGAGTTGAACCGCTGGCAGTAAAAACTACATCTACTCCATTGGAATCTGTTCCGCCAACAACAATGGGAGCAACTCCAGTTGAGATAGTGATGTCTGTATTTTTTGTAGTATTGGGAAGTAGTGTTACTTTGCCGATATTAAACACATCTACACCTGCAGATTTGTTGTAGCGCATGCCAACTTCAGGGCCTTGCACTGGCTCTTCATAGCGGATACCTGCACCGTAGTGAAATGATGATTGGCTACGAAGCCACCAGCCAGTGAGCGTCTGTTCGCCTGGTTCTTTCTGTTGGTCAATCTGTTGCTTACGATACTGAGCAGTCTCACGCTTGTATGGATACTCTTTGGATGGACCAAGGAAGAATGGCAAGCCTGCAACCGCTACATCATATTGGTTGCTTGTGTTGATGTATGTGGAGCCTGAACTAGATGGTTGGCCTACTGGGTCTACAGGGCGTTCTGCAATATGCAAGTGTCCATCTATTGCCATTATTACTCCTTTAGTTTGTTCCAATAAAAAACCCACCCCGTAGGGTGGGCTGTAAATCTGTACTGCTTGCTAACTCTCAGTCGAGTGTTGGTCAAATCCCCGACCATCAGAAACAACAACAACTGTCTTTCGTGCTGGAAATGTATAAACTCCGTGTTCTTTGCCATCTTTTGATTCAAGACAATTATTGCAAACAGCCCAAGAAATATCTATATCCCCACCGCAACCATCG